ATAACAAGGAATTACAGGTATATATCTACCTGCCCAATTTCTTTGTTCAAGAACTTGCATACCTGTTACTTTTGCCCATTTAATCTGTTTCTTTACAGTTTCACGCTTAGATACGACAAAAATACCCTTGTCTTGTAACTCTGTTTCTTTTGGCTTTTCATCTTCATAAACAATAGTTCCATCAGATAACAGTAGTAATTTAGTTCTGACTCGTTCTGTATAGAAGTATTCAGCGATTCTTATGTCTTCTTTAGTAATCCACTCAGATTGTGAATCGCCTGTTCCTCTTGCGTTAAATCCACCACCATCATCAGCACCTGGATACATTTTTCTAAATGCTTCTTTGCTAATAACCTCAGTAATCAAGCATTGTTCAGCATCAGAGCCATCAGGTTCAGTAGAATTAGGGTCAAAATAAACCATGAATGGGTTTTCTATACGCTTAATGTAGATTTCTTGATGAAAGCTATCAGGTCTTGGGTAGTCATGCGTTACTCGCCAATATCCCCATCCCATGCGTACAGCAAAATCAAAGGCATTATCATAAGCTGAGTCAGCATCCGATTGGTTTTCAATATGTCTTAGGATACCAGTAATGATTTCAGCAACTTTAGCATCAGATTGGCTATTCATGCCATGACACTTCATTCTAGGTCTTTGTTGTCTTTGCTGATTGGTAATCTGTCTACAGTAAGCATCAATCTTATTAATAGTTAAATAAGGTCTTGATTCTAATAGTCTACTGTTCTGAATCTCGACAGGCCATTGGTCACCACCTGCAAATTTTAAGTCATCCAAAGCCTCAACTCGATTGTTTGAGTCGTTATCGCTACAGAATCTTAAAAATGCTTTAGCATTGTCAATAATGCCTGATTCATCATCATCAGCATACTCAGAACTGTATACACCACCATTACTCTGTACGTTAGTAACCATATTTGTCCTTAATTCATCCAACTGACTACATCATAATTCATTGGCTTGCGTTTGACTACTTTCTTTTCCTGAATCATCAAGCCGATATATCTAAAAGCATCTGCTCCATGACTGTAGTTATCGTGAAGTGGTTTCTGACTAAATGCCTTGGTTTCAGGGTCAACATCATATCTGTAATGCCTTAAACATTGCAAACCTGTTTCTGTATTGTTCTTATCAAAGTAACAATTGCTAAATATTGTTCTTGCTGCGTTGATTGAGTCGGCTATTGGCACTCTATCAATAATCCTAACATTAAATCCTGAACTTCGCACTATATCTTCAATACTTCTACCGTTGGCTGCCAATGTCTTGTTCTGTGCATCATGGGGAAGATACAAGGTTTCATATAAATAACCAAAGGATTGTAACTTGGCTAATATCTCGCTAATAGTTGTTTGCGTAGTCTCATAGTATCTAAGCAATCTAGTCTCCATTCCCACAAACTGCCCAATCCACACAGCAGTAGCATCTGCCCAACCAATATCAAAGCAAGCAAAGACAGGCTTGGTTGCATCATACGGAACATTGCAAATACGACCATCTTGTTCAGCTCTAGCCATTTCTTTAGCAAATACAGCTCCGTCAATGGTAGACCTTGTAAAGCCTTCCCATACGTTCTGATATTCCTCAAAGTCCCTGTTTTTAAGTGATTGACGTTCTAAATCTAGCACTTCAGGAAACCAAGGATTGTCTGACCAATTAACCTTTTGCACCACAGCATTATCAGGTGGGCTTATAACAAAGCGTTTATATGTCTCATCCGTAGGTAACTCAGGGTTAAAAGTAACCCATATTTCACTATTCTCTTTACGGATAGTAGGAATAAGAACTGACCAGGAGTGAGCCGATACGTTATTAGCTTCCTCTATCCAACAGTAATCTATACCTTCAATCGACTTTAGACCATTAATGTTGTTCTTGATACCTGCAAAGATAAACTCTGTACCGTTCTTACCTCTAATCGTTGACTGAGTTATATCGTAATGAGCCTCAATCTTCATTTCATAGATTTGGTCTACCAAGAGTTTATGAACCGAGTCTTTAATAGATGTTTGGAATTCACGAGCACATAGCACTCGTATTGTGCCTAATACACCTTTGCATAATAATGCTCTAGCTACTGAATGAGACTTACCAGCTCCTCGACCACCATAAAGAACTCTATAACGACTAGTTTTAGGCTCAAATAAACATTTTAGCTTGGATGGGAATTTAGGGAATATAAACCCTGTGGTATCAGTCTTGCTTTGCATTGCCATCTACAAAGACAAATCCGATGCCTTTTACGAACTCAGCTCCATCAGCTCCTGTTATCTCTGTAGCTTGAATAGCCTTACCATCCATCCTATCCATAATTTCTTTAATCGCCCAAGGCTCGCCTTCTTCAGCCTTCTCAATCAGCTTTGAAACAATCTTAGATAGCTTCTTAGGGTCTTGGATTAAATCCATCTTAATACGGTCATAGAATATTCTCCCCTTCTTGGCATTTTGATTGCCTTCAGGAGCACCACCCTTATCAATTGTTGAATTAACTTTTAAATCCATGATTAGATTAGTATTTTCTATTAATATTATTTATTGATAGTTATATTCTATTACTCATTTGTTGTATTGTCACTAATCACTTCAGGATTAGGTGTATTTGCTTTAATTTGTTCTTGTATCTCACTATTTGCTTTGGCTATCATACGGTCATGTAGCTCTTGTACGAGTTCCATAGGTAACTTACGCAATCCAGCAATTATTAGCTCTATTTCAGCAGTTGTATGCTCAAATCCGATTTTTAAGTCTTTGATATTCATTTTTTTCCTTTAGTCGTAGTTTTTTTTGCTTGACGTGCTTCACTATAAGCAATTGCTACAGCCTGCTTAATAGGTTTGCCACTCTTTACTTCAGTTTTAATGTTTTCTTTAAATGCTTTAGGACTTGCTGATTTTTTTAACACAGTCTTACTCCTTGTAGTTGCTTTTTGAACAGTTGGTTTAGGTTGTTGACGTAATTGCTCATATTTTTCAGGATGAGNCTCTTTATCTATAAATAAATCTTTAAGCCATTTAAACATTTTCAGCCTCCACGAAACATACATCTTGCCATGACATTACAAGGTACTTAACTCCATCCTCGTAATATGGAAAGTATTTTAGGTATTCTTCGCCCTTATCATCGTTCATTGTGCCAAATCTAACCCTAGCACCGACTTCTATAGGCATTTCTTCCCTACGTTCACTAGATAACTTCTTACCTGGTCCAACAGCCACGACTGTTCCCATGTTTTCGACTTCTTTGTTATCAATAATTAATACGCTAGACAAAGTTCTAACGTCAGGTTTTACGACTATTTTGTCACCAAGTGGTTTAAGCATATTTGCGAGGTCTCCCTGCTTTTTTCTTACCTGTATCTATAAATACAGCTCCCACTTGAGTAAATGGATTGTTTTGATGAATTGGTTGTGAGGAAAACTCACCACAGAAATCATCTTTAGACTTATTAACGGTCTCAGGGAATCGTTTACAAAGTCCTAATCTTTCCCCTGAAGAAAAATATCGACAATTAATACATAAATTATTACTATTATTTACAGCCATCTAGTGCTCCGATACTAGTTTGGTTAGAAAAACCCATTACCTTCACTGATGGGTTTTTCGCTTTTTACATTAGTTCTTTTTTTCGTACATGTCTTCTTTAGCATACGAATTACGCTTGTGCTCATAGCAAACACCAGCTGTACGACCTGTATTTAACTCTTTATCAGAGCCAATAGCATCTTCTTTGCCCATTGCTACACCACCACGATGAGTCTTTTCCATACGTTCGCCAGACATATCTGCCTTTGATGCACCTTTAGGAACGACTACACCTTTTGCTGGAATTCCAGCTGTACTGTTCGGATTTGTTGATTTACCCATTGTCATTTTAAATATTCCTTTTAGCTAAAAAGTCTGCGAAATGCAGTATTTTTATTTTCGAGTCATTAGTCCAAGTTGTCAAGCATTTCCTTGAACTTTCTCAATATTTGCAAATTCACCAATTAAAAAAGAATTAACATCATTTTTTGTTCTTACAATATAAACAGGACCACCCTTCCAATCTTGAGCAAATTTCATTTGTAATTTGTTTAATCCTTTTTTTCCATAATAAGTATCAGGGTTTTTAATTTCTATTAAATGCCATGCATCAAAATACCAAACTAATAAATCTGGAAAGCCATTCATAGCTTTTGACATATCTTTCACAATAACACCACCCTTTTCTAATAATTCAACTATTAAATTATGGTTATTGTCTTTTTTTGCATTATTTCTCATTTCTTTACTAAGCCCATGTATATTTCTACATTCCATTGAACAAAATTTAGTTGTTTTATTATAATTTTTGTATTTTTTTTTACAAATACTACAAATTTTTTCACCACCATTTTTATAATTAGGATTATTTATACCTATAAGAGTATTTTTATAAATTTT